AGCGTCAGGAAGCCTTGGACGCCATGTCTATGCTGTTGCAGTCTAACCCGCAGCTTTGGACGGTCGCCGGTGATCTGTTCATCAAAAACATGGATTGGCCGGGCGCGCAGGAGATGGCGGCGCGGTTTGCTAAGATCATTGATCCAAAGGTTATGGAAGGCGAAGACCAATCGCCCGAAATGCAGATGGCCAAGATGCAGATCGAAGCCCTGACCAAGGAACTGAACCAAGTCGTCGGCATGTTGCAGCGCGTCGAGCAGTCGATCGAGGCGCAGGAAGTGCAGATCAAGGCCTACGACGCCGAAACCAAGCGCATTTCCGCGGTCCAGGCCGGCATGACGCCCGATCAAATTCAAGACATCGTGATGGGCACCATCGCAGCAGCTATGGATACCGGCGATCTGGTTGGCCCCGGCGGCCCAGTTTCACGTGAAATGCCGGAAATGCAACCGGAAATGGGCGGAATGCCACCAGACATGGGCGGAATGCCACCTCAAATGCCGCCAGGAGGCCCAATGCAATGAGTTGCGCTGAATTTATCGGCTGCATGTTTTTGGCCCGCGATGTGGCCCATTCGGTCCATCTAAACACCCGCAGTTTTGCCAAACACAAGGCTTTGGGCGGGTTTTACGACAATGTAATCGACCTAGCCGACAAGTTTGCCGAAGCCTATCAAGGCCGGCACGGGCTTATTGGTCCAATTTCCTTGCACTCCGCGCGCAAAACCTCCAATATCACCGAATTTCTTGAGGATAGCCTCAAAGAAATTGAGGATATGCGCTATAAAGTGTGCGACAAGTCTGATACGGCGTTGCAGAACATCATCGACGAGATTGTCGGGCTGTATTTGACGACGCTGTATAAACTGAAATTCCTCGCGTAAGGACGTGCCATGGAACTCCCGATCACTAACCCGCTTTCGGACGCCGATTTTCCCACCCGCACCGCGGCTTTTACCGCGACGGCCGCGTCTACGGCTACTTGGCCGGCAGGCCCTCAAGCTGTTTCCGTGTGGGCGACCACTGCGTGTCATGTGCTTGTGGGTGAGGGTGTAACTGCCACCACGGCGTCTTTTGCGATCCCGGCCAACACCCTTGTGAACCTGATTTTGCCTACCGGCACCGGGGCTCCGTGGCGGGTCAGCGCAATTCAAACAGCCGCTGGCGGTACGCTTTACGCGCGCCCCATTAACTACAAGTAACACCGTACGGTAGGGGCGCGCAGATGACTAACGTCAAAATTTCTGAACTCCCGGCCGCTACCACGCCGCTTACCGGCGCGGAGTTGGTGCCGATTGTCCAGAGCGGCGTTACTGATCAGGTCAGCGTGTCTAACCTAACTTCCGGCCGCGCCGTGCCTGTAGGTTCTTTGACGCGCGGCGCCCCGGTCACAAAAACGGCCAGTTTTACCCTTGCGGATACCGAAAACTGGGTCATTTGCAACGGTACGGGGTCCATCACCATCACATTTCCCTCCGCGGCGTCTTGGACCGGCCGCGAGGTAATGGTCAAAACTATCGCCGCATTTACGGTTGTGTCGGCGTCGTCCAACATCGTGCCGCTTATTGGCGGCGTGGCAGGGACGGCTATTTTGGCAGCGACCGCCGGTAAATGGGCCACTCTTGTAAGCGACGGCACGAACTGGGTCATAATGGCCGCCGTTGTCTGACAACCGTACTGGTGCGGTCCACCAGGGTTCGTAAGGAACACCAATGTCTGAAGCAGTACAAGACTTAGCGGAAGTACCCGCGCCGGAACAGGCCGCTACGGCGGCGCCTGTAACCGATGCCTCATTGCCGGAAGACCAAACGACAGAAGCGCCTAAGACCTTCACCCAAGAAGAGTTGGACGCGATTGTCGGCAAACGCCTTGCCCGTGAACAACGGAAATGGGAGCGTGAGCAAGCCCAAAGGCAGGCTGAACTGGAAACGCGTCGGGCGATGCCCGTCAACCCTCCAGCGCCTGATGATTTCAACAACGCTGCTGAGTATGCGGAGGCTTTGGCTGAGCGAAAAGCACAAGAGTTGGTTCGTCAGCGTGAAGCCGCCCAGCAGCAAGCTAGATTGCTGGAAACATACCACGAGAAAGAGGAAACCGCCCGCGGTAAATACGACGACTTTGAACAGGTCGCGTACAACCCGAGCCTTCCTGTGACCGATGTTATGGCCCAGACAATTCAGGCTTCTGACGTTGGCCCCGACATCATCTATTGGCTAGGGTCCAATCCGAAAGAGTCTGCGCGTATCGCCAACCTTCCGCCAATTTTGCAGGCCAAGGAAATCGGCAAAATCGAAGCCAAGATGGCTTCTGATCCGCCGCTGAAAAGAACCTCAACCGCGCCCGCCCCTATTGCTCCGGTGACTGCGCGTTCAACTTCCTCCCCTGCCTATGACACGACAGACCCTAGATCTGTTAAATCCATGTCAACGTCAGAATGGATTGAAGCGGAGCGTATGCGCCAGATCAAGAAGTGGGAGGCTTCCCGCAACCGCTAAGTATAAGGATCAGCCACCGTGGCTAATTCACTTCTTACCATCGACATGATCACCCGGAAAGCTCTCGAAATCCTCGAGAACAACCTTGTGATCACCCGCACCGTGAACCGCCAGTACGACGACAGCTTTGCCGTCGAAGGCGCGAAGATCGGCTCCACCCTCCGCATCCGTCTGCCAGACCGCGCTCTGGTGACCGACGGCGCCGCGCTGCAAGTGCAGGACGACAACGAACAGTTCACCACGCTGACGGTTTCCAGCCAGAAGCACATCGGTGTGAACTTCACGTCTGCTGAACTGACCATGCAGTTGGACGACTTCGCCGAGCGCGTTCTCAAGCCGCGTATTTCGCAGCTTGCGTCCAGCATCGACGCTGACGTGGCCAACTCCTACAAGTCGATCTTCCAGTCTGTCGGCACCCCCGGCACGACCCCGGCGACCTCTCTGGTGCTGCTCCAAGCCCAGCAGAAGTTGAACGAGTCTGCTGCCGTCATGTCCCCGCGCTACGCGACGGTCAACCCGGCCGCCAACGCTGGGCTGGTTGAAGGCTTGAAGGGCCTTTTCAACCCGGTCAACACTATCTCCCGCCAGTTCAAGAACGGCCTGATGGGTGAAGGTGTGCTGGGTCTTGAAGAGATCAACATGTCTCAGTCCATCAAGCAGCACACGACCGGCAGCCGCACCGGCGCGCATACCGTGACCACCACGGTGTCCACGCAGGGCCAGGCGACCATCAACATCACCGGCACCGGCTCGCAGACCATCGCCGCCGGCGACGTGTTCACCATTGCCAGCGTGTTCGCGGTCAACCCGCAGACCCGCGAATCGACCGGCTCGCTTCAGCAGTTTGTCGTGACCGAAGCCAACACGGCTTCCGGTGGCGCCTACACCTCGGTGAAGATCAGCCCGGCGATTTACACCTCCAGCAACGCGCTGGCGACTGTAGACAGCTTCCCGCAGTCCTCTGCCGTTGTGACGTTCCTCGGCTCTGCTTCCACGCAGTACCCGCAGAACCTCGTGTACCACAAGGACGCGATTTCCTTCGCCACCGCCGACCTTCTGCTGCCGCAGGGCGTCGACATGGCCTCCCGTCAGGTCCACAACGGCATCTCCATGCGTGTTGTGCGCCAGTACGACATCAACAACGACCGTCTGCCGTGCCGTATTGACGTACTGTATGGCTTCAGCACCATTCGCCCGCCGATGGCCGTGCGGATGTGGGGCTAACAGGTAGAGATAGGAGAATAAGATCATGGCACTTCCTTCTGTCGGTGGCGGCTATCAGATTGGTGATGGCAACCTCAACGAACCGGAAATCGTCACTGTTCCCGCGCCGGCGACGGCTACGGACAGCGCGACGCTGACGTCCGCGCAGCTTACTAACGGCATCATCATCGGTACGCCGACGACGACCGCCGCTTACACGCTGCCGCTGGCGTCTGATCTGGACGCCTACCTGAACAACTCCAAAGTAGGGTCTGCGTTTGACTTCCGCGTCATCAACACGACGACCGCGGGCGTCATCACGATGACCACCAACACTGGCTGGACAATCGGCTCCAGCGGTTCGCAGGGTCTTATGACCATTGCAGCCACCGCCGGCACCGTGCGCTCCTTCCGCGCGCGTCGTCTGGGGGATAACTCCTGGGCGCTGTACGCGATTTCGTAACCGACCCGGCCCCTGCTTCGGCAGGGGCCGACCTTCAGAGGTTTGTATGGCCGTAATCTATCTACAGCACCCCCATCACGGCACTAAGGTTGCCACGATGGACGCCGAAGCAATTTATGATGAAGAGTGCGGCTGGATGCGCTATAACCCTGCTGCGCCGGCTCCGGCCCCGGAACCTGCCGAAAGCATAAACGGGTTAGCTAGCCGGCGCCGCAGCCGGCCTCGCGTAGTTAAAGAGGATAACGGCGATGACAACAGCGGGTGATCAAATCAATGGCGCGCTTCGCCTGCTGAATGTTTTGGCTGAAGGTGAAACGCCGTCGGCGGAAACTTCACAAGACGCGCTGTACGCTCTTAACCAGATGATCGACAGTTGGAACACGGAACGGCTGTCCGTGTTTTCCACGCAAGACCAAGTAGAAACTTGGCCTCCAGGCACTATTTCGCGCACGTTTGGGCCGACCGGAGATATTGTAGGCGAACGTCCCATTTTGGTTGACGACAGCACCTACTTTCGCGATCCGGCTTCCGGCATCTCCTACGGCCTTAAGCTGATCAATCAGCAGCAATACAACGGCATTGCGGTCAAGACCGTTACCAGCACATATCCGCAGGTACTGTGGATCAACATGACGTACCCCAACATTGAAATGTACGTCTATCCGGTGCCGACCAAAGTGCTAGAATTTCACATCGTGTCGGTCCAACCACTGACGCAACCCGCTAATCTGGCTACAACGCTGGCGTTTCCGCCCGGCTATCTGAGGTGTTTTCGCTATAATTTGGCGTGCGAATTGGCTCCTGAATTTGGCATAGAGCCTACTCCGCAAGTGCAACGAATTGCGATGACATCTAAACGCAATCTCAAGCGCATCAACAACCCTGACGACATCATGGCGCTGCCTTACAGCATTGTGGGCACTCGCCAGCGGTTTAACATTTTTGCCGGCAACTACTGATGAAGACGCCGATCCTTGGGTCCACCTATGTAGCCCGCAGCGTCAACGCTGCGGACAGCCGCATGGTCAACCTCTTTCCAGAACTTGTACCGGAAGGCGGCAAGGAGCCGGCGTTTCTTCAGCGGGCGCCAGGTTTACGGCTATTGGCTACAATAGGCACAGGCCCTGTGCGCGGCCTTTGGCAGATGGGCGCCTACGCGTATGTGGTGTCTGGCGACACGCTGTATAAACTCAACAGCAACTGGACCGCGACAACGTTAGGCACGATTGCCAACACCGGGCCTGTGTCCATGACGGACAACGGCACTCAGTTGTTTATCGCAGCCAACGGCCCCAGCTACATCTACAACACGTTCACAAACGTCTTCCAGCAAATCAATGACATCGACTTTCCTGGCGCTGTGACGGTTGGGTACATCGACGGCTATTTTGTGTTTAATGAACCAAACAGCCAAAAGTTCTGGGTGACCAGCTTGCTGGAAGGTACGCAGGTAGACCCGCTGGACTTTGCCAGTGCGGAAGGTTCGCCTGACGGGCTTGTGGCTTTGATCGTCGACCACCGCGAAGTCTGGCTGTTTGGCACTACCTCCGTCGAAGTTTGGTACGACGCCGGCACCGCGGATTTCCCGCTGCAACGCATCCAAGGGGCGTTCAACGAAATCGGCTGCGCCGCAGCCTATTCGGTTGCCAAGTTGGACAACGGCCTGTTTTGGTTGGGCGCCGACGCGCGCGGGCGCGGTATTGTTTATCGCGCAAACGGCTATAGCGGCCAGCGCGTTTCCACACACGCCGTTGAATGGCAAATCCAACAGTACGGCAATTTGTCCGACGCAATTGGCTACACCTATCAGCAAGACGGCCATTCGTTCTATGTGTTGGTCTTTCCGTCAGCCAATACGACATGGGTGTACGATGTGGCTACCCAAGCCTGGCACGAGCGCGCCGGCTGGGATAACGGCCAGTTTACCCGGCACCGCGGCAATTGCCAGATGAACTTCAACGACGAAATTGTCATCGGCGATTACGAGAACGGCAACATCTACGCTTTTGATCTTGACGTGTACGCTGACAACGGCGCCGAGCAAAAATGGCTGCGGTCGTGGCGGGCGCTGCCTACTGGCCAAAACGACCTGCGCCGCACCGCGCACCACGCGCTTCAGTTGGATTGCGAAACTGGAGTGGGGCTAAGCACGGCGCCGTCTGACGACGAGGTATTCGACAGCGCATACTTGTCGGGCGCGCTTTTGGCTGAAGGCGACGATTTCTTAATAACTGAGAGCGGCGATTATATTTACGCCACCGCGACCAATCTTGCCACCATGGTACCGCGCGCGATGCTGCGCTGGTCTGATGACGGCGGCCATACCTGGTCCAACGAGCATTGGAAGTCTATGGGCCAGATCGGGCGGTTTGGCTACCGCACCATTTGGCGGCGCCTTGGCATGACACAGAAAATCCGCGACCGAGTGTACGAGGTGTCGGGCACTGACCCGGTTAAAATAACCATTTTGGGCGCCGAACTGGCGATTAGCCCGACCAATGGCTAGTCCTCCTAACGTAACCAATATCCCGGCCCCTCGGGTGCCGTTGATTGACGACCGCACTGGGTTAATGGCGCGCGAGTGGTACAGGTTCTTTTTCAACTTGTTCAATCTTACCGGCGGCGGGTCCAACACCGACACGCTCCAAGACGTGCAGCTAGGGCCTCCGTCAGAAGACCCAGCGGTCTTCGTGCAGGCGCTGCAAGCTGCCGCGCTAAACCCCACAGACACCTACGCAGCCAACGCTGACGCGGTCTTGCAGAGCCAAGTGCAGGCCCTAGCGGTCACGCCGCCACGCATCGACGAGGTGCCAGGCTGGCTTATCCTGCCGCGCGCCATAGCCGCCGGCGCGTCGCCTTTCACCTTTCAAAACACCACCGGGCGGTCTATAGATGTCATTGTGACGGGTGGCACGGTATCTGCCATTGCTTTCTCGCGCGACAACGTAACTTTCTATGGTGTCGGCTCGACTTCTGGGGTATTTTGGTTGTCGCCTAATGATCGGTTGCGTGTAACATACACTGTTGCACCTACCTTAACCCTTGTGCCGAGGTAGAGCATGGCCGTTGTTATCTCACTCTTTGCCGGCGTCGGAGGGCAATTTTTCGACAACAACGGCGACCCGCTTACGGGCGGCCTGATCTACACTTACGAGGCGGGCACCACGACCCCGGTAGCGACCTACACGTCGTCTTCTGGCACGACACCACATGCCAACCCGATTGTTTTGGACGCTGCTGGCCGCGTAAACGAGATTTGGTTGGACGACCAGACAGCCTACAAATTTGTGCTGAAGACCTCGACAGGCGTCACGATTGCGACTTACGACAACGTGTACGGCCCGGCGGCCAGTTTCAGCCCCGTCGTAAACGGCGATCTGTATGTCAACGGCAACGCCTACGTCAGCGGCAGGATTGCCATAGGCGGGACAAGTTCCGCGGTTAAGCTGTCCATCCTATCCACAGACGCCGTTCTGGTGCCCGTAGGGACTACCGCAGAGCGTCCTACAGGCGCGTCAGGGTATTTGCGGTTCAACACGACGTTGAGCAGCTTTGAAGGATACAATGGCACTTTGTGGGGTAGTATCGGCGGCGGCGCGGCTGGGGGCGGCACTGACAAGATATTCTACCTTAACGACCAGACCGTGACGACCAACTACACTATCCCAACTGGTCAAAATGCAGGTACGTTTGGGCCAATTTCTGTCGCGAGCGGCATTACTGTAACCGTTCCGTCAGGCAGCACATGGACGGTGACGTAAGATGCCGGTAAAACTCAACTCATCTGGTGGCGGCAGCGTCACCCTGACCACGCCCAGCACCGCCAGCGATTTTACAGCGACGTTTCCGGCGAATACTGGGAATGTGGTGACGGATAGCGCAACTCAAACGCTTACCAATAAGACGCTGACAAGCCCGGTTATTACTGGCGCTTCTGTGTCATCTATGGCGAGCAGCGTTATTACTTCCGGCACCTCTCAAGCCAGCACTAGCGGCACCAGCATTGATTTTACCGGCATCCCGTCTTGGGTAAAGCGCATCACGGTAATGTTTAATGGGGTTAGTACGAATGGTACGAGTCCTGTAATTGTTCAGCTTGGCACCGGGGCTACGCCGACATATACAACCAGTGGCTATCAGAGTTTTGTTCTTTATAACGGTGGAACTACAAATATTACAAATGGTTTAACAACCATAGGTATTGGCGCTTCCGATACTCGGTGGGGATCAATGATACTTTCCACATCTGGATCAAATAGTTGGACAGAAATTGTTGGGAATGCAGTAGGTACTAACGGTGGGGCAGGCGGAGGCGGCATTACTCTTGGAGCCGCCCTTACCGCTATTCGTATCACAACGTCCAACGGCACCGACGCCTTCGACGCCGGGTCCATCAACATCCTGTACGAGTGAGGTAAGCAATGCCCATAACCATCTCAGGCTCCACGGGTATCGCGGGTGTTGACGGCTCTGCCTCCACTCCAGCCCTTCAAGGAACCGACACAAACACTGGCGTTTATTTTGGCGCTGATACGATTTCCTTCTCAGAGGGTGGCGCTCTTGTTGGGCAGTTTGATAGTAGCGCAAATTTCCAATTTAACTCCGGCTACGGCTCCGTTGCCACGGCGTATGGGTGCCGGGCTTGGGTGAATTTCAATGGAACCGGGACGGTAGCGATTAGGGCCAGCGGAAACGTCACTAGTATTACTGATAATAACACTGGCGATTACACGGTCAACTTTACTAATGCCATGCCTGATGCAAATTATGGTGTTGCAGTGGCTATTCAATCCCAAACAAGTGGCGCGGCGGGTTTGTCTAGGAATGTATCAGCGACAGCATCGGCATACAGATTGTTGACGACAGATAGTTCTGGGACTGCAATTGATGCCGCCTATCTAAATGTTTCAATTTTCCGTTAATAGGAGTTAATCATGGACCAACGCATCATCTACCCAACAGAAGATGGTGGTGTTTCCGTCATCATTCCTACGCCTGATTGTGGGCTGACGATTGAAGAGATTGCCGCCAAGGATGTGCCAGAGGGTAAGCCATTCAAGATCGTGGATGTCGCTGACATCCCGGCAGACCGCACCTTCCGTGGTGCTTGGACCTATGTGGAGGAAGATCAATGATCCGAATTGACATCACCAAGGCCAAGGTCATCGCGCATGATATGCGCCGATCCGCTCGTGCTGCTGAGTTTGTCCCGCATGATGAGGTGATTGCTAAGCGCATTCCCGGCACTGCGGAAGCGGAGGCAGAGGCCGCCCGTCAGGCAATTCGTGATAAGTATGCAGCGGTGCAAATTGCCATTGATGCGGCTACGACACCAGATGAAATCAAGGCTGCGTTAGGAGTTTAAGATGTCCACCCTACAATCCACCAACCTGAAGCATGAATCTTCTGCAACAAACAACATTGTCCTGGATGCGAGTGGAAATACCGCAATTCAAGGTACGTTGCGGGTTGGCGGAGTGGCCACGAACATTTATCCTCTGGTATCCGGCACCTCTCAAGCCAGCACTAGCGGCACTAGCATTGATTTTACCGGCATCCCTTCTTGGGTAAAGCGCATCACGGTAATGTTTAACGGCGTCAGCACGAATGGCACGAGTAACAAGCAAATTCAGCTTGGGGACTCTGGCGGTTTTGAAACGACAGGATATTTGGGGGCAAGCGTTCAATTAACTGATGCTGCCTCTGTTAACGCGGCGACAATCACAACAGGCTTTGGTATTCGGTCTCCGCTTGCCGCCGATACGATAAATGGCGCCGTGGTCATCACAAACCTTACCAGCAACACTTGGGTTGCCCAAGGCGCGCTGACTGATTCTTCGCGCGGCGCCGGGTATCTCGTGGGCGGCGCAAAAGCTTTGTCTGATGTGCTGACGCAAGTTCGCATCACGACTGTCAACGGCACCGATGCGTTTGACGCCGGGTCCATCAACATCCTGTATGAGTGAGGGTTAACCCATGGCCGTAACCGTAACCGTCCTGATCCCGGCGAAGACCGCCGAGAACACGCAGACGACGCAATATACGTCGACCGGCGTGACCACAATCATCGACAAGTTCACCGCGACCAACTACACCGGCACGGCCGCGACGATCAGCATCAACTTGGTGACGGGCGCTGGCGCTGCCGGCAACGACAACCTGATCGTCCAGAACAAGACGCTGCAAGCGGGCGAAACCTACACCTTCCCTGAGATTGTGGGCCAGGTGTTGTCCCCTAGCGCGTTCATCTCGACGATTGCCGGCACTGCGTCGGCGATCAACATGCGCGCCAGCGGGCGCCAGGTGACGCAGTGAAGCATTTTCTCTGCGTAGCCGAACACGTCGACGTTACGCCGGTACTGCGCGAGTTGGCGGTGCAGCCCGAACTATGGGACCAGAACACCCTTCGGACTACACATCCAGAAACCGCCCACAGCGCGGTGAACGACATCTGGCTGTGGTTTAACGAGGTGTCCGATGATCTTTCCGCCGTTACCAACGACATCCAGACGCGCCCCTATCCTGCATGGACGGCGCTGCCGTCGCTGCGCCGGCTGGTGCTGGACCTAATTCGCCGCGTTGATGGAGTTCAGTTGGGGCGCGCGGTCGTCACCAAGCTGCCGTCAGGCGCCATCATATACCCGCATGTCGATCGCGGCACGTCAGCCGAATTTTACACCCGGTACCAAATTGCGTTACAATCCCGCCCCGGCGCGCTGTTTCACTGCGAAGACGAAACCGTCAACTTTCGCCCTGGCGAAGTTTGGTGGGTCAACACCCGCGTGACACATTCCGTCGTAAACAACAGCGACGATGACAGGATTGTCTGCATCGTAGATATTCGGAGCGGCTGACGTGATTACGGCGCAAGTTGAACCTTGGAGCGAGTTCCTTGTTGACGCAGTAGAACTCTTTCCCGCGCATTGGGAAGAGTTGGCGCTGAACAAGGACAAGGTGCCGCTGTCCATGCGGTACGACGTGTACGCGGCCAGCGAGGCCGCCGGCGAACTCCTTGTCGTGACGCTGCGGCAAGACGCGCGGCTGGTCGGGTATTTCGTCGGTTTTGTCCTCCCCGGCCTGCATTACAGCACTTGCCTGACCCTTCAGATGGACATCTTCTGGACCCACCCTAACATCCGCGGGCGCATGGAAGGCGTAAAGCTTTTTCGGGCGGTAGAAGCTGAGGCCAAGCGCCGAGGCGTCCAGCGCATGTTTTTTGGGTCCAAACTGCACAAAGACGCTTCTAGGCTGTTTGAGTATTTGAAAATGCAGCCTGTTGAGGTGTATTACACCAAGTGGATTGGAGACTGACGCCATGGTCGGAGCAGCAGCTATTGTAGGTGGCGCCGCCTTAATCGGCACAGTCGGCAGCATGTACGCGGCGGACAAAGCGGCAGGAGCGCAGAAGAGAGCCGCGCGCGACGCGGCTGCCGCTACCTCCGAGGCCGCGCAGCAGTCCATCGACGCCCAGGAACGGATGTTCGGCAAACAGGTCGAACTGCAAGAACCATTTCGCCAAGCCGGCCTGTCCGCGCAAAACAGGCTGATGGATTATTTGGCCTTAAGCGAAAATAAAACCGCGCCCGGCTATGGTAAATACGCCCGCGACTTTAGCATGGCCGACTATACTGCCGACCCCGGCTACGGGTTTCGTGTCAGCGAGGGCATGAAGGCGCTTGAACGGTCAGCGGCCGCGCGCGGCGGCCTTCTGTCTGGCTCTACGCTCAAGGGCATCACGCGGTTCGGGCAGGACACGGCGTCTGAAGAGTACCAGAACGCGTTCAACCGCTACCAGGTGAACGCGTTCTGGTACTCTTCAGACGCCGTGTCCTGCCCGAACCGCGCCAACCAGCTTAACCCGCTGCAAAGCCTTATGGGCGCGGGCCAGACCAGCGCAAACGCTCTGACTTCGGCGGCCGGCCAAACCGGCGCCGGGATGGGCAGCACTTACATGGGTATGGGTGCCGGCCTGTCAAACGCTGCGCTGGCCGGGGGCGCTGGCCGCGCGTCCGGCTACATAAACATGGCCAACGCATTAAACCAGGGCCTTAGCACCGGCGCCAATCTGTACATGCAGGGGCAGTATCTCGGCGGGGTAAACGAGCTTAACGCAGCTAGAACTGCGTATTACAACCGCCAGGTGTAAGGAGATAGCGCATGTCCGGTTCCTTCCCTCCTTTGCCTGAACTTCGGCCTTTTCAGGCGCCTAACCTTGTAGCAATGTCCAACGCGATGCAGGAGCAATCGCTAAACGCGATGCGCGAACAGCAGTTAATGGGCGCTGAGCGAGAGCGGGGCAATATCCGCCGGCTAATGTCTTCGCCAGACTTCGATATTTCAGCCCCCGACGCGCCTAACCGTTTGCTGGCGGTCGCGCCAACAACGGGCGCGGCGGCGTATCAAGCGTTGACCGCAGGGTTAAACCAGCGCCGCCAAGCGCAAAACGCAGATGTTCAACGCGGTATCCAACTAACCCAACAATACCGCGACGAAATGCCGGGGCTTACCCCCGACACTTACGCTGATTTTCTTGCCCGTGTGCAACGGGACGTACCGGGCTGGTCACGGCAGTTACCGCCGACTTTTGACCGAGCGCGCCTAGACGTACTTATGCAAAAAGCCGATCAATCGCTTGCGGAATGGGAA